TGTAAGTACATCAACATCAATAGCATCAAACTTAACCTTCAACTCTTCCATAACCTTAGTAACTATCCACTTAGACCACTTTAAAGCCATCTTAGAATATACACCAGCTAATGTTGAAGCTTCCAACTGTTGAGCCATAACTCTAATCTCTTCAGCTGTTACCCTCTCAGCATCTCTTTGCACAGAACCAGTATCTAAGAAGTTAGCTTGTATCTCTCTCTTAAGAGTAGCTTCTCTTTCATTAGATACTTGAAAGTCAAAGTTCTTACCTAGTTGAAAAGCAGTTATATCTTCTGCAGAACCATCAATAACAGCACCATTAGCAGCATTAACTAAGTCACTCTTTCTAGTTCTACCACCTCTCTGATTAACCAACAATACAGACTTAGCAGCTATTACAGAACCTTCAGTATTAAGTTTAGCTAACTTATCTACTTGCTCCATATCTGAATAATAGTCTTCAGCAAATGGTCTATGGTAAGCATCACCTTGTACCCAGTTCCAACCAAAATATCTAAAAGGTAGTGAGTCATAATCCTTATAAGAAGTCTCTTTACCTACTTCCTCACCATCAATGTCTTGTTTCATTATCCACTTGTTAGTATCTTTATCCAAAGCCAATAGCGTAAACAATTCATATTCTTCCTTTTCTTCTTTAGGAGTAATGCCTTCTGGTAACATCTTTAGCTTCTCAACAATACACATAGCTAATGGTTCACCTTGAGAGTCTAAGTCAACAACAAAGCTTCTTAAAGGAAAGATAGTTATACCCTTTCTTTCATTCTTCTCTACGATAACTGAACCAACTACTATCTGTTGAACCAACATATCAAACAATGAACTTCTAATCTGTTGGTTTTCTATCTCTGAGTTAATAGCATCTGTATTCAAAGATAACTGTTGTCTTAAAGCTTCTACAGCCTTCTCGTTACCCTGCATAAGTGCAGTTAATGCAATAGCATCTGGTTTAAGTCTAAAGCTTGAAGTAGCTGGAGGAAGTAAAGCCATACCCATCTTAGCTTTCAAGTTATTAACCTGTCTACCATTGAAAGACTGAGATACAGATTTAAATAGCTCTGAACCACCATCTGAACCATCTGCTCTAAATAAATAAGGAAGAGTTATCTCACTAATCTTCTGTGCTCTATCCTCATATGGTTTTCTATCACTAAGCTTAGTGTTGAAGAACGCACTAGGTACTGTTTCTTTTATATCAATCATTTGGATAACCTTTCTCATGGATGTCTTTAATCTGGTCTAATAACTCAATCTGACCAATCAGTATCATTCTATCATCGTTATCAAGTATTAAATCAGAAGGCTTTAATGTAAGTTGTTCCTCTAGGAATTCAATTAACTGTTCCATTATACACTAAACCCTAAACCACTTCTGCCTGTAGATGCAGATGATGAGCCAAGAGCTGAAGTCTTAGGAACTAAGAAGTCTTGAGCACTACCCATTAAACCTTCCTCTGCTCCACCTTGACCAAAGTCAATCTCTTGAACAGTTTCTTGTTCTTGTTTAGTCCTATCAGCTATATTCTTAGCTTTAGCCTTAGCTGCTAAGTCCATGCTCATTCTAGTCTCTCTATCTTTCTTAGCCGCACTCTTCTGTTGGTCTGTTTGGTAAGCTGATGTTCCTGCGCTAATTAATGCTGAAGCAACAGTTGCTCCTATCAATACTTCTATTCCCATAACTAAAGTCCTTTGTGATAAAATTGATTTTCATAGTCATATATTAAACCATACTTTTTATATAAGTGTTTAGTAATAGTGTCGTAAGTAGAAGGTATAACTATTCTATTAGACTTTTCAGTTATATCAATCATTACCTTCCACAAGCTTTTACTAAATGGCTTCTTGTCTATAGATATTGTGTTTAGAATCACTCCATCCTCAGACTCTATAACCACAGCAAGCTCTAATCTAGAACTATAAACTATCTCACTACCTTCAAAATCAAGTAGTTCTATCCATACTTCTGGTAACATATCAACAATAGATTGTTCTAATACTATCTGTTTAGATATAATACTTTTCATACGAAAGTATATCATAAAAGGATTGTTATGACAAAAAGTGAGATAAAATCAATAGGTCATATGGACTACTTAGTACCATTTACATCAGAGTTAACCATACCATACAGAGCTAAGATGAAGCTACAAAGAATGGTAGATTACCTCTTTAAACATCCAACTCTTCCTCCAAAACATAGGAAGCTCTATATAGATGTAAGCACTTCTGGTTCAAGACAACTTGTAAACGACATGAGCATAAGAGCAATAGCCATGGTTAAACACTTCGTTGACAACCAACCTCAATACAATCACAATATGGAAAACATACAATTCCAAATACTTCATAGGATGTGGAGACAAACCTACAAACACTCTAAACTCCAGAATAAAACCATAGATGATTACTATGGAGCTAAGATGAAGACACTAGGTATAGAGAATGGACTCTGGGATGAATTACTGCGGGTAGTTAAAGAAGAGGACTATATCGTTACGAATGACAGTATGGTTAAGCGTAGAAAAGATTTGGGGTTAAGGGAAAGAAAACCAATGGGTTATAGTGAGAAGCTATTAGATTATTATGATAGTTTAGTATAAAGCTTAGTTTTCCTCTAGGCATTGTTAATATCTCCGAAGAGTCCTAATCGAGTAAACTAAGAAACCCTCGTTCATCTTAGTGTAAGTATATCATAATTATTGAGGATTAAGGTTTGATTAAGGTGTTTCGTTTAGCATTGCAAATTTAGAGTTGGGTATCCACGCGCGCGAGGAATCAATATTTCCCCCCATACCCCTCCAATAATCAACAACTTCCACCTAATTCAATCTGTTTTCTCAATCATTATTAATCATTTGTTTAGCTACTGTGCAGTCGTAGGATACTGTTCTAAGCTACGATGCAATGAGCTGATGACTAAGCAATGATAAGTGTTACTTATTACTCTACAATCAACTCCATTGAATAATCTCACACATGACAATACCACAATCAACAAACTAAATCAAGTAACAATCTCTACTACTTAATAACTATTATCCTTTAACCCCAAATTCTACAATTAATCTACTCAAATTTACTCAAATGGTAAACAAATAAAAAGAATTTCAAATTCGCTACAACTACCATAAGCACGATATTTCAAGCACCTTCAACCATACCGCTTTTAAAATCTGTTTACTATTCTCTGGTAGATTTACGATGTTCAACCAGTCACTTAGTTTTTATCTTTTAGTAGATATTTAATCAAATCAACAAACCAAAGGCTTTATTATGAAAACATTACTTGAAATGGCTCAATTAACAAAAGAAGAACTTAACAACTATATCAACTCTTACATTCAAATGGATTTAAAGCATGACACTCCATTAACTGTAAATCAGTTAAGAACAATGGCTACTACATTGGAGTTGAAAACAAGTGGACTAAGTAAGCTAAAATTGATTTCAGTTTTAAAAATAGAATTATATAGAATCCAGCAACTGCTAATTGTTGCTAAGAACCATATATAACTAATTCATAATATCCTCTGAGAGGATATTATTGAGTCTATTAACTAACTGTTGTCTTTCTTAGACTACAATTAGAACTCAAGACTTAACTTAAGTCAACTTGGCTCCCTTGGCACCAAGTATAAATAAGCATTGTGGAATGGTTCCAGCTCTTAGGAACAGAAATAATAAGAGTTTAATTTGTTAAGCACTCTTAGGAGTTCTTATAGATTACATCAAAGGATTACAAAATGTTCTATATTACATATAAGCAAGGACGGTATAACCGCTCTTTATGGCTTGAAACCAACAATAAAGCAAGTGAGGTCTTAGATTTACTAGAAAGTCTATATACAGATGTTAAAACACATATAAGGGGTTTAAGATGAAATTTACACCAAATGATTATTCAATATTAAGTGGGGCTATAAAGAGACAGTTGAATCTTTATACAATGAAAGAGATAGACTCAAGTAGAAATACATTTAGAAATAATCCTAAAATAAACTCACATTATATAGCGTTTATATGGGCAGTATTTCACAAAGTAAGAAGACATGACCAAACAATAAATGACTTAATACATGAGAGAAGTTCAAATGGAACTTATAATGATAGTCACATAGAAACAGCTTTAAAGAAGATATTTAAAGAATATGGAATAAAGGATTAATCATGAAACGAAAATATATAGAAGTGATAGCAGAACTAATGGTGGTAAATGAGTTGCCAGAGCTTATGAAAGAAGTAGAATCAGAGCTATATAACAATGAGTATCTAACATTTGAAGCTCATGTATTTAATGCTGGAGCAGTATTCAGTGATGTAATATTTGTAAATGATATTCTAGGCAATGACTGGTTAAATGAAGCTGAATATCTATTCAGAGTTGAAGAGGTGGTGGAGTATAGAGAAGCTATCCAAGCAACATACAATGAATTTATTAATGGAGGATATTAAAATGACTACTCACATGGCTATATTAACAATAAGTTTAACTGTAGCAGTTGTTGTAATAGTTATAATGACTATTAGCATCTGGAACGATAAGGATTATCTGGCTTTATGGTCAGATGATTTATTATAGGAGATTATTATGTACGATGAACCATACAAAGATACAATGAGTGACGATAAGTCAATATATAAAATAATAGAGGAGATGTCAAGATGAATAAGTTTGAATTAGTTGAGAAACTAAAAGAATATGGATTTAGTGATAGTGAGTTACTAGATATGTTTATCTACTGGAGTGATATTGGTACGGTAAGGGAATGTGTTGAAGACTTCTTAAATGATAGAGATTTAGAGATGGAGGATTTATAATGACATGAGAAAGAAAGAAGATAGCTTTAGGTTCTCTCGTCACTCTTTAGATAGAGCATTAGAAAGGATGTTAGGTGAAGAGAAACCATTCACTAAACATCAACACAAGGAGATAAAGAAGTTAATAACCAAAAGTATGACATGGAATGACTTATCCTGTAAATGGGTATTAGATGACTATAAGCTAGAGTTCTACATTCAAGATGACATGGTTGTCTCTATTATTCCGTACAAGAATAAAGCTGAAGAGAACTACATGGGTAGTAAACCAGTAACAGATTTCCAAAAGCAATACAGTAAGAAGTATTGTAGATTAGGAAGAACCAGAAATGGTAAAAACAAAGACAAAAAGAGAGGATAAGATTATGAATTTTAAAATAACAGAAGTTAAGAGAAGTAAAGCAGAGTTAATAACAGAAGCTCGAAGATGCAGGGCTTTATCTACAAGGGGGCAAGGTCAACCTAAATACTCGGCAGAACTAAAGAGAAGTTGCATAAACGCAATAGACAAAGGTATTTTTAGTAGTGCCAAAGAGTTTACAGATGCTTGTGGATTTTCTGCTACGATTACGGCTGCGTGGAGAAAAGAACTTAGTGGAACTATTTCATCAAGAACCGTAAGCCATGGGAAGCTTGGAGTGAGATATTCTATATCAACCAAGATACAAGCGGTTGAGCAGGTATTGACTCATGGCAAGAGCCTAAATAGTGTAGCTATTGGAGTTGGTGCTACTTGGCAAACCGTATCAAATTGGATTAAAGATTATCAAAATGGATTATATAGCTTAGAAAATGTAACTCAAGTAAGTAGAAAAAAATTTAAGACATCGGACATATTGATTGGAGAATTGAAAGAAATTGAATCTTCAATAGAAAGTAAAAAAGAAGAAGTTAGAACTGCCTTAAGAAGAGAATTTGAAGAGAAACTAGAAGCAATAGCTTAAATATAAGGAGATAAGATGAAAGAAGAAATAACAGTAATAGTACCAATAACAGAAGATGATGTAGGAATGTTTGAAGATATAGCATACGAGGGAAAATCAGTTACATGGACATTTGAAGCAACCAATGGACAAACAGTGAATATAACATTTGAACCAGGTATGGAGGAAGAAAATGATAAGTAATAGTTTATTAAGTGAGATATTAGAAGTAAGAGTGAAAGCCATAGACACCGTAGAATCTGATAGAACAGTGAAAGAAAATATGGTTGCTTACTTAGCACACGACAATAACGATGTACCTTATGAAGATAGTATCAATCTTTACGAATTAGCTTTTTTATGTAAAGAGTGGGTGTATAAAAATAGTTGGAAAGAAATAGCATCATACCAATTACAAGATGCTAATCAAGAGTACAGAGTTATAGTAGGAACTGATTTGAAATTTAGCGCAAAAGATAAGCAAGGATTTTATGCAGATACAGAAGTAAAAGCAATCATAAAAGCTACTGAATGGGTATATAAACAATCAGAAAAGGAGAGAAAATGATTAAATTTAATGAACTACAGATACTACAAAAGTATCTATTCAATAGAGTTGGGTATGAAGAGTTTAAGAGTGCCTTTAATGAGTGCTATGGGGTTAGTAATGACTTCTATTTACTAGAGAAGTGGAATATGTTTAAACTAGGGCAACTAGCTTATATAATGAACTTTGGTAATGAAGAGTTACTTGATATATTTCAAGTAGAGATGAAGAAAATAGGATATAAGGGATAAATTATGCCAGTAGTAATACAGATGAAGATATGTGAACAATATGAAGGACAACCAATCAAGAAACTTATGTATGCTCTTGAAGTTGCTGAAGGATATTATGAATGTCGTAAGATACAGAGAGAATTGGAGAAACTATGAAAGAAGATGAGTTACATGAAATGTATTCCTCAAGCTCTACAATTCACTTAATCAAGCAAAGGTATAGAATGAGTTTTTTGAGGCTTTCTATACAGCTTAAAATGAGTCTGAGTGATATGTTAGAGATAAAGTCGGGGAGAGAACAACTAGGTTTAGATAACTACAACAAAATAGTTGAATTATTTCCAGAGTTGGAGAATAAAATATGTTATAAAGGAGATTATAATGCATCCAGTGAATTATGATGAACAAACAGACGGAAACTTATTTGCTTTAGCTAAATATGAAAGAGAACAAGATAGAAACGAATTAGCTTACACAGCTTATGTGAATGAATTGCATCAAGTTATAGGAGATATGGTTGATGAGATTGTTGGCTTACAACAAGCTATAAATGAAAGATATGGTCGAGATACTGACCTATGTTATTACATGGAGAATGAAAGATGAAAAAGATAATAGTAAGAGTTAAGGGTGAAGATACAGTTGAGATTAAAGCAAAGTTTATAACTTTTGAAAAGAATTTCGTAGTAGTTACTGGAGAG